CACCTCCTCCTCTCGGTTCTGCCAAGTCGCGCCGATGTGCGGCAACGGTGATGCGCTTGAGCAGCGAGCCCATGGGCTCTATGCGGGAAATGCGTTGTGGTCGGCTAACCGGCATCGGCTTCTCCCGATACATAGCTCACCGTTCCGATCGTGAAGCCTTCCTTGCCGCTTGGCAGAAGGTCGCTTTCGCGCGCGACATAAGGCTTCGCAGGCTCCTTGTCGGCCTCGCAGAGGATGTAGGTGATGCAGCGCCGCGGCGCCGAGATCATCAGGGGCCGCGGTTGGCCGACCAGATCTGCAAGCGCATAGTCGGCCGGGAAGCCCGCCGGCACGGCCTTCAGCACCACCATCTGCGGCGGGAACGATGCGAGCGCCTTGGTGCGCCGAACGTTGACGAGGTCGCCGGGCTTGAACTTCGCGTCTGGGCAATCCGGGGTTTCGCCGCGGCCGGCGTCCTTGATCTCGATGACTTTGCCGAGCAGCAACGGGTTGCTCATGATCGCGCCTTCCCGCATGCCGACATGACATCGTCCAGGGCGCGCTGATAGACCGCCGGATCCGACTGAATTTCTTTCGCCCGATGAGCGAGGCGGATCAGCTTCACGCCCATTTCCTGCGAGATCGCAGGCGACATGATGAATTTGGCATACAGCTTGCCGTCGAGGCGCAGCCGGATGTTGATGCCGCAACAAGGACACCAGTCGATCTCGGCGTTATCGGCGACCTTGTAAGTCGTCGAGCATTCTTCCGTCAGCTTGGCGACGATGTCGGCGATGACGTCGTCGGGTACGGGGGCGACTTTTGATTTTTGCGCTTTAGTCATGGATCGCAGCCCTCAGCATCGGCAGAATCTCCATGTTGATCTCGTCCTCGTTCAGGGCCTCGAAAACTTCGATGGCCTGTTCGAGTGCGACGCGCATTCGCGCATTGGATTCGATGAGAAAGAGAACTCGGGCTGGGCTTGCTGGGTCCGGTGCTTGACGTAGAGCGTCGCTGATCTTTGTGGCTTTCTCCGTCATCGTCAGTTTCCGCAGCAAAAGTCGCAGCACGATTGATCGGCCTTGCAATAAGGCGCGTCGGGGTGGGCCTCGGTGGGCCCGCCCCGCGTGGGCTTTTCAGTTGGAACGAGGACGCGAGCGCGCTCCAATAAGGCGATGGCTTCCTCGACGGCGAGTTGGTCTGCGATCTCGCCATCGCCTCCGTCCCACGCGCGGATCTGTGCTAGCCGGGCAAGGTCGAGCTTCATCCGACCTTCTCCACGACCTTGCGAAGCGTCGCTTCGACCACATTCGCAAACTGAAGGCGCGACGGCTGCAAGTGCGAGGCCGCCATGTAGCCGATGACGGCGCCGGTGATTTCGTCGATTCCAACCTTGGGGGTAGTCTTGTCACGAACGGCCTGAACCAGGGCGGATGCGATGCTACTTGCGATGAAGCTGGTGTTGATTGCGGCGGTCATGGCTCGCACATCTCCATCGCCACCACATGCTCGGCGGCGACCTGCCGCGCATCGTCAAGCAGCGCGTGAACCTCGAACGGCGAGTAGCCGAACGAGACCAGCACCAGGATGGAATCGGACTGGTCAACGAAGGCGCCGGTCTCGACCAGGCGGGAGGCCATCTCGGCGACCTTGGCGACGCGCTGGGTGCGCACGGCATCGAGGCAGAGCGAGCCGTCGGGTAGGGGATGAATGGTGATGACGCTCATGTGCGTCAGCTCCAGAAGATGCGGGCGCAGTGGCAGCAGACGACGTCGCCGCAGGATCCGATGGCGTGGTGCCGCCCGTCCGGGCTGAATGTGCAGCGCTCGGCGGTGCCGAACGGATCCTCGACCGCGGCCATGACGGCGGCGATCTCGCGTTCGCTGACGAAGCGAACGGTCTTTGCAGTCTCGGCGTGGCGGGCCGGCTGTCGGGCGACGTGCATGGCGGTGGTCCCTCTGGCGGTTGAAGAGATCGCGGGGTGGGCGGCGGCGATACGCCACGTGCCGCCGCCCGGCCGCGGTGGTGTCAGGCGAAAAGGTTCTGGGTGTCGTGACGGGCATGCGGGATGCGATGCCCGCGGTAGGAATTCCGCTTCCTGGCCGCGCGCGCGACCGCGAGCTCGAGCACCTCGCGCGTGGCCTGGTTGAACATCTCCGGATCGATGAAGCGCGGATGCAGGTCCTTCTTCTCGGCGAAGGCCTTCGACATCGTCGCGACCAGGATGCCGCGCTCCGAGGGCTGCTCGATCGTCACCATCGCCTTCGGCACCCAGACCGACTTGGCGTAAATGCCGCAGTCAGAGACGCGGATCGCTTTCGCCGTCTCGCCATGGCGCACGAGCACCAGGCAGGTCACGCCGGGGCTGGAGGGCGTGACCTGCCTGCGGTCGGAGCCAAGCGGGCGGCCGACGTAGACGACGTTGGAGGATCGAAGAAGGGTACGCATAACGCTACTTTCCTTGCACTGGTTGAGACGAACGGTTGTCCCAGTCGGCGAGCTGCTCCGCGTATTCGCGAGCCTCCGTGCTACCGAAGGGAAGCGGGCGCGGCCCGTCGATTGCGCGCGCAACGGCGACGACGATGATGTGCTTGACCCACTCCTCGGGCCGGTGATCGCGGTGGGGCTTGATGGTGCTGATGAGATGGAAGCGCTCCGCGAGACGCATCGCGTCGTTCATGAGCGCGGCGAGCGCCCTCGCGCCTTCGTCCGTTTCGCAATGGGTGCCGGTCAACGTGACGTCGTCGTAGCGTTCTCCGGTCTTGCGATGAACGCGGGCGCCGCAGGAGCCGTCATAGGCGGGCCGGACGACGTAGTCGCCAACCGCGACCTCGCGGACATTGTCGGGTGGAAGCTTGCGCGTCGGTTTCGCCATCGTGCTAACCTTTCCGCTCAGAGGAAGCGGAGGGCTGCGACGATGGCGAAAGAGGCTCTGTTCGGAGTGAGGATTCTTCGGATTGAAGATCTGAAGGTGTTTCGAGATCCGTCGAAATCGAACGGTCTAGCAGCAGTGTTCTCGGCAAAGATGGACGATGGCCAGTACGTGACCATGGGCCTAGAAACCCAGGCACTCGAAGAGCTCTGCAAAGCGCTGATAGAAAACTCGCCGCGAACGCCCGGCACTCCTGGCCGAAACTGACCGGGCGCCAAATGCAGGCCGAGCTGTCCCACACCAACGAGTTCGGTTGCCCCGGCCAAGGCACGGCGATCAGCCGCTTATGCAGGCCACCATCGTTGCCGAGATAGGTTCGCTGGGGAAATCGGCCGGACGGCATGGAGGGCTCCCGTGAAAACGACGGGAGGGAGTATGTAGCGATATGCGCTACCAGTCAAGTCGCGGTAGCGAATAAAGCTACCGGTAGATTGTCGGCACGTTCAGAACTCGCCGAATCTATAGATCGAGCAATGTCCTTTTGACGCGGCCAATCACTTGTATGTCGCGTTTTCCCTTTAGAAAAATAGGCTTATGGGCCGCATCCCATGAATAGGGTTCGAGGTAAGATGGATCGCCGCCGCGCCAGCGCTTGAAGGTGGCGGTGCCCTCGTTGCGATCCCAGAAAACATAGAAGCCGCCGTTGACCAGTTCCCTATCCGCTCTGTTCACAACAATAATCGAGCCTTCCGGGGATACGCGGTCCATGGAGGTGCCTTGAATCCTGAGCGCGAAGAACTGTCCGACGCCGAGATCGGCGAGCGCCAATTTCGGAACATCTTCGACTGGGATCTGAGAGGCCGGCTCGTGCAGCATGCCAGCTGCAACCCAGTCCAGAACGGAAATATGTTGCGCGACGTGCGGCGATGGGACCGGAAGCCCGGTAAGCTCCTCGATCGCCAGCATTTCGTCGGCATAGATGGCCCTGCCTCCGTTCACCATCTTGTTGACGGCGGCGCGATCGATTTCTCTCCGCAGGGTAACGGTCAGCTTACGCGCTAACCCGGCCTGCGTGCCCGCATCAGTGCCTTTCGCACGCGCGATCGCTGCCGCAACCCATTGATTTAGAGGTGGGATTCTCATTCTGATATAGCGTAGCGCAGGCCGCTACGCCGCGCTGTTGAGAAATTCACTACGCGTCTTGACGAATCGTAGCGTTAAACGCTACCTCTTGATTCGCATGAGCAATCTCGAACCAGCAGCCACAATCGTCGCTCGCCTCGGCGGCCCAGCCGTCGTCGCCGGGGTCGTCTCCGTGCACCGCACGAGGGTGTCGAACTGGAAGCGTCCTAAGGAGAAGGGCGGCACCGGGGGTCTCATCCCGCAGAAGTACCATCGCCCGTTGCTCGACTATGCTGCGCGGAACGAGATCGATCTGAAGGCAGAGGACTTTCTGGCCTCAGCCGATGACAGCGTGGTGGCCTCATGACCTCACCGCGCGCCACAGCCTCAGTCACCATCAATTCCAGCGCTCCCGCTCGGCGCGATATTCCTGCGCGGCGTCGTGGACCCGGTCTTCCGCTTTCGTCTGAACAGTTTGCGTGTGTGTCATTTGTTGCGTCAGGAGTTGCGTTATGTCGATTGCCGAATCGTGCACTTTGCCGTCGGCAAGGCCTAGGAGAACGCGAGGAACAGTTGTTCCTCGAAAGTTGGCGCGAGAAAAATTGCCTCTGTTCGGGCGGGTCTGCCTTGAGATCTGGCCCGATAAGACGGCGACGTACTTGTCGCAGGGCGCCGGCTGCACCGAGCGGGCAGCGAACCTCTACATCACCGGCGATCGCGAGCCTTCTTACGAAGCGCTCATGGTCGTGCTCGACGAACTACGGCCCCGCAGGCGGGCATGATCTTCAGGGGTTGCCGTCACCGGCAACTGTTCGGGCCGATGCCCGTTCAGTAAAAGTCGAAGGACAGCTGGTCCTTGGACGGTCGCAACGAAAGGGAGAGACGGTTCGAGCGGTGTGCTGCTGGCACCCACTCGCGCCTTCCGTTTCGCCAGCGTCCGTATCCACGGACAAAGACGTCCTTCGGCCCCCGACCATGAGTTGCCATGGTTGGGCCTCGTCTGTCAGGCGGGAGACAGCCCGCCGCTCCACTCGCTCAGTACGCGCGAGCGCGGCTGGAAGAGCCAGCCTTGCGGCTGGTGACAGATGGGGTGCCGGTGACGGCAGGGTTGATCCTATTCGATTCTTGCGATCCTCGACGAGCTACGGCCTCGCAAGCGGGCTTGACGGGAGGGCGTTGGGATGAAGATCCTAGTTCTTCGGCTTGCCGGCTTGCTGGACCAGGGCGCGAGCTTCCTGCGTCATGTTGCGGAACGGCGGCACGATCTCGGCAATGATGGCGCGCATCTCCGTGACGCTGATCCCCTGGGGCGGTTTTTTCAGCATCGCGTCGAATTCGGCGGCCAACATCTTCTCGACGTCCCGGATCGCGTTGTCGGCACCTTTGCTGTCGACGGCAGCGAAGGCCGTCGCGAGATCGCTGAAAGCGCGAGCCATGATGGTCAGCGACCAGTCCTGGGCGATCAGTCTCCGCTCGATGTCGTTGGCGCTCGTCATATGTACCTCGCTTACTCGGCCTGGCTGAAGGAAGCCGGGATTGAAGCATGGTCGCATCGTCCAGCACAAGCTGAGGTGGTGGCATGACGAGACGCTCTGATATTCAGATGGTGAGCCGCCATCGGTTTGACGGGGTTGCGAGACCCGTCATTCGTGGTCGAACAGGTCTAGTTGCCGTGGGTCCGGCTTGCTCGCGTGCTTCGGGTCTGCGCCCTTCGAGTGATCGCTCACTCTTGTGCGCTCGCCACGTCGCGATTGAGCATACCGGCGGACATAGACATGCTTCGAGGTTCTGCCACGCCTCCGCATGGCACCATCACCTCCTTTCGGATCGCAGCGGGGCTCTATCCCCGCCTTACGCCGGCACGGTGAATGCCGGCGGCGCGCGCGATCGCGGATTCCGAAAGGGGGCCGATGGCGGCTCGCCTGCAATTTCATTGGAATCCCAAGCGAAAGCAACCAGAGGCAAGCCCGGTATGGCTGGCGCTGAGGGCGCCGTAAGACAGAACAACCGCCGGGAAGGGTTGCGAGTAGGCGAACCGACGCGGATCGGGAGGCTGAGTTGGCCGGCTTTAGGGCGAACCTCAAACGTCAGCGAACTTGGCGTGACGGGCGGAGAGAGTGCCGCAACCTATTTCAATGCAGGGTGGAGCAGCCCGGTAGCTCGCTTGGCTCATAACCAAGAGGCCGTCAGTTCGAATCTGACCCCTGCAACCAATTCAGTTTCGGACGGCGCTACATACGGCTCTCTACCCTTGGGAGAGAGTGAGCCTTCGGTGACGTTGGTTCGGGTGCCGTCCGAATTCAGTTCGGGCGACGGCCTTGGCATCCATCAGCCCGGGTCAAATACACGCGGGTTCGCCGTCGTGCGTCAACCTGCGTCGGGAAGGGCGCGTGATCGCGCTATGTGCCCCGCCGTCGCCTGGAGCTTTGCGGGGAGGGCGGCATAATGGGCAGCAAGATCAACCCAGGCCAGTTCGATTGCTACGCCAACGCGCTGCCGGATGAGCCGATGTTCATCCTGCTCGCGCGCGATCCGATGGCGCCGATGATCGTCCAGAATTGGGCCAATGCCAGGAAGCAGCTGATCGCGACCGGCGAGAAGCCGCTTGAAGACATGGCCTTGATCGACGAGGCGTTGACGTGTGCTGCCGAGATGCGCGCATGGAGCTTCAACAACCAGGGCAAGTGGCGCGTTCGCCGCGACGAGGGCGTTGATCCAACGACCACCGATCTGCTCAAGCCCGCCGGCAATCACGGGCTGGTCAACGCCGAGATCTGCTTCAACTCGCTGCTGCTCGTCGGCGACGTCAAGGCGACCGAAGAGCAGGTGGCGACCTGGACGCAGGACCAGATGGACCGCGCCTATGACTGGGCGATGCGGGTCCACCTGCACGCCAGCGACAACCCCGGCGTCTACGTTCCGGAGCGGCCCGACTTCATTCCGGGGAGGATTACCTGATGCACGCCGCGCGATGGAGCGATCACGACCACTACTTCGGTCCCTTCACATTTGCCTTTGGCGACCACTACCGCACGATCGCCGTCTGTTTGCGGTCCAGCGACGATGAGGACCGCGATGCAACGTTCCGCATCAGCATCGGTCGCTTTTCCTTCCTGTCGGTCGTTCCGAAGTGGCTGATCAAGCCGGAACGCAAGCGCGTCCAGGCTCACTACTGGTCGGCCGAGACCATCGAGCGGATGGGTCGGGACTGGTATTGGGAGATCACGCCTCGCGAGTATGGCTTTAGCATCTCGGAAGGTCACCTCAGCATTGCGTTCGGCCGAATGACGCTCGACAGCTCGACCGAGCAGCGCTGGGGCTGCTTCTTGCCCTGGACGCAGTGGCGCCACGTTCGCCATAGCCTCTACGGTATGAACGGCGAGCACTTTTGGACCGAGCCGAAGGGCTCGAAGTGGGATGCCTATCGCGCCGCCAAGCAGGAATGCCCACGTGCAGTTTTTGCCTTCGAGGACTTCGACGGCGAAAAGCTGACGGCCGCAACCATGATCGAAGAGCGGGAATGGAAGTTCGGCGAAGGCTGGTTCAAATGGCTTTGCTTGTTCCGGCGCCGGAAGATATCGCGCAGTCTCAACATCGAGTTCTCAGGCGAGACCGGCCCGGAGAAGGGCTCTTGGAAGGGCGGCACGACCGGCACCAGCATCGAGATGCGTCCCGGGGAGCTGCACGAAGATGCCTTCCGTCGCTACTGCGATGAACAGCATCGCTCCAAGTATCGCAAGTACAGCGTGAAATTCCTCTCGCGAGTTTCGGAGGTCACGCCGGTCTGATCGGCTCCTGATCTCTGTTCCAGTCCCAGTAAGCGTCACCAGCGTATCCCGACATCACCTGCAGCTGCACCCGCTCGGTCATTTCCGGGCGATGAGCTTCTGCGTCCCTGCAACAGGAGGCAATCCGATGCTTTCCGACCAACCGATGCTGCAAGACGCGGTCACCGCGTTCCTGGTCCACATCATGATCGGTTCGCTGGTCTGGATGTTCGTCTATTGCCGCGGCTCGCTTCGCCGCGTGTACTCGACTGAGCTGACTGGATCGGGCGATGTGCTCGACTTCATCGGCAATGCCCTCATCACCCTGGTGCTGATCGCCGGCTGGCCCGCGATGCTGATCGCGCTCCGCAAAGGCAAGCTGCAATGATCCGCATCATCGACATCCTGATGGTGCTGCTGCCCATCGTTCTGATCACGATCGCGCTGCTGTTGGCGTGCGCGCTGCGGATCGTCCGCCGAGGGGCCGCGTCCTCTTCGCTTTCCGCGGTGGCGGACGATCCGTTCTTCTATCCCTTCGGCGAGATGCCGATCGTTCCGCGCGAGCGCCTGATGGTGGCGCGCGACTTCCGCGCATGGGGCATCCCGGAATTATCGCCTTCCGCTGCTGTTGCCCACCGGCGGAACGAGAGCGGCGGCCGTCCTGCATCCCTCTCGGGGACGGCCGTCGTTCTCACCTTTCCGAAGCGAGGTGCGTGATGCAGCAGCACCTCACCCGCATCGAACAAGCCAACCTCATCGCCGGGCATGCCGTCTCCTATGCGACAGCCTATCTCGACGGCCGTCACACCGCGCAGCAGCTCGGCGACAATGCCGACCGGTTATTCATCGATCTTCTGGTGATCGAGAACGCCGAGACCAGCACCTTCCTCATTCCGGTCAAGCTGCTCGCCATCGCCATGATGAGGACCGCCCGGCGCACCATTCCCGCTTCGCTCGAGACCGACGAGCGGGCCGAGCGCTGGCATGCGGTGCTGGCCGCGCTCGTCGAGCTCGTCTTCAACGAAAGCCGCCAGCTCAATAAGGATCGCACATGAAGCCGCTCTCTGAGCACCTGACCACGCTGATTGCGACCGCCGAGGATATGATGCGGCGACCGGTCGACCAGATCCCGACCCATCTGCCGGCGGGCTTCTCGGAGGTCGCAGCTGCGGTCATGCAGGCCGACAAGTCACCTTGCGACGGCGTCCGCGCCACGCGTGCTGCGGTCGTGATGTGCACGGCGATCGAGGGCTTCTTCGCCGAGCCGCAGTCGGACTGTCACTGGCAGATGCTGATCGGCGCGACGCTTCCCCTTTTGCGCCGTGCAGCCTGGCAGGCGTTCCGCAACGAGCGGGCCATTGCGCAGGAGACGCGGCGATGAGCGAGCGCACGCCCTATGACGGCCAGCCTTATTATTGCGAGATCTGCGGGCTCGGTCTCGCCGAGTTCATGGCTTGCGAGGATGGGGATTGCCAGTTCGAGTCCAAGCAGGCGGCCGAGGTGCGTCAGCAGCAGAAGCTGCGCGAGGCGAGGGCGCACTGATGGCCGATCGCTCCGCACCCCAGGCGCAGGCCTATCCCCTGCAATGGCCGTCCGGCTTCCCGCGCTGGAAGAACGGCCGCGGCTCGGGCGCCTTCAAGACCAACTTCGAGACCGCCTTGCGCAACGTCAAGAAGAGCCTCGATCTGTTCGCCAAGGACAGCGGCAAGAAGATCGAAGACCCGATCCTCTCCAGCAACATCGATTTCAACCCGCTCACGAACAACACCGGCAATCGTCCGGCCGATCCCGGCGTCGCGGTCTGGTTCTCCTGGGACGGCCTGCAGGTCTGCATCCCCGTCGACCGCTATGACACGCCGGCGGCGAACCTGCAGGCGATCCATCACATCATCGAGGCCAGGCGCGTGGAGCTGCGCCACGGCACGCTCGCGCTGGTCCGCGCGACCTTCTCCGGCTTCCAGGCGCTGCCGGCGCCGAAAGGCAAGCACTGGCGGGACATCCTCGACTTGGCCGACGTCCCCGTCGTGTCGCGCACCCACGTCGAAACCGCCTTCAAGGCGCTGTCGCTTACGCGCCATCCGGACAAGGGCGGCAGCACCGAGGCGATGGCCGAGCTGAACAATGCGCGCGAAACGGCGCTGAGGGAACTCGGCTGATGACGCTCGTTGAGGATCTGCAAAAGCAGCAGCAGGAAGTCGACCGGCGCCTTTCCAAGGCACTCGACGACGCCGGCCGCAGCGTGCTCGGCATGCCGGGTTCGGTCGACACGCTGAAGGCCTGGTTGGCGGGGGCAGGGTTGTGCCTGGTGCTCAGGACGCCGGGGCGTGATGGTGCTTCGCGCTTCGTGACGCCGAACGAGGTGCGCGCGCGGGAGAGCGATCATGGCTGATCGCAGCAAAATCGAATGGACGGACGCTAGCTGGAATCCGATCCGGGCGCGCAACCTGAAGACCGGGAAGGTCGGCTGGCATTGCGAGCACGCCACCACCGGCTGCGAGCACTGCTATTCCGAGGGCTTCAACAAGCGTCTCGGCACAGGGCTTCCGTACAAGCCTGGCCACCGCAAGGACATCGAGATCTTCCTCGACGAGCAGATGCTGACCCAGCCGCTGCGTTGGAAGAAGCCGCGCAAGATCTTCGTGTGCTCGATGACGGACGCCTTCGCGGACTTCGTCACCGACGACATGCTCGACAAGATGTTCGCTGTCATGGCGCTGGCGCCGCAGCACACGTTCCAGGTGCTGACGAAGCGCGCCGGCAGGATGCGTCGCTACCTCACGAACGCCGACCAGAACGAGGTTGCGCGCCTCGGGATCAGGTCGCCGGGTTTTACGGTGAACCAGCGCATTCAGGCACTGGTGGCGGACTACGTGAAGCTTGCGAAATTCCAGGTCAACGGCTTCGGGCCGCTCTACAAAGAGGATTGGGAGCGCGCGAAGCCTCGCTTGCGGCCACTGCCACTGCCGAATGTCTGGTTCGGCGTTTCGGCCGAGCGGCAGCCTGAGGCGAACGAACGGATTCCAGAGCTGCTCGCGACGCCGGCGGCGGTGCGGTTCGTCTCGATCGAGCCGATGCTCGAGCGCATCTCGCTCCACGCGCTGAACCTCCATACGCCGCGGCCGCTTGACGCGCTGCGCGGCGTCCAGTGCGTGCCCGACGACAGCCCGGAAGGCTTTCACAACGAACCGATCGCGAAGCTCGATCAGGTCATCTTGGGCGGCGAGAGCGGGCCGAAGGCGCGGCCGCTGCATCCCCTTTGGGTGCGCGACATGCGCGACTGGTGCAAAGCGACGGACGTCGCGTTCTTCTTCAAGCAATGGGGCGAGTTCAGTCACATACAGACCCTCGATGTGAGGGCCGATGACGTAAGCACGCGGCATTGGGACCATGACCCGTCTGTCCATCGGGTCGATCATGGCCCATTGATCGCGTTTATGCGGCGCGTCGGCAAGGCGAAGGCTGGCCGGCTCCTCGACGGCGTCGAGCACAACGAATTCCCGCGGGTGCCGGCATGAGCTCGCTCCGCACCATCGATCCGTCACCTTTCCTGCAGCGGATTCCGCGTGGGCCGAAGTCCAACGTCGGCGAGCGGCCGGAGCTGCAATGGCTCAAGATCTCGAAGCTGCGGATCGATCCCCGGTACCAGCGCGAGATCGGCCGCCGCGGCGCCGACAACATCGTTGCGATCGTGCCGCAGTTCAAATGGGCGAAGTTCACGCCTGTCGTGGTGGCGCCGATCGGCGAGGGGTTGTTCGCCATTATCGACGGCCAGCACCGCACGACGGCCGCGGCCGCGCGCGGCTTTGAGGCTGTGCCTTGCGTCATCATCCAGGTGGACCAGGCCGATCAGGCGGACGCCTTCGTCGCCATCAACGCCAACGTCACCGCGATGTCGCCGCTGCAGCTGCATGCCGCGCGCCTCGCCGCCGGCAGCAAGGCCGCGGCCGAGCTGACGGAAGCCTGTCAGGAGGCTGGCGTCACCATCTGCCGCTACCCGGTGCCGGCGAACAAGATGCAGCCGGGCGAGACGCTGGCCGTGGCGATGCTGCAATCGGCGCTGGAAAAGTTCGGTCGCGACGTCCTGGTCGCTGCGCTCTGCTGCATCACCAAGACGCGGCGCGGCAATCCCGGCATGATCCGGAAGGCCATCGTGCAGGCGCTCTGTTCCGTCCTCGAGGCCGAGCGCAGCTGGCTCGCCGATCGGGCGCGGCTGATCTTCGCAATGCAGACGTTTGATTTTGCTGCCCAGTTCACGGCGGCCTCTGCCAAGTCGATCGAGACCGGAGACACGGTTTCGGGTGCGCTGGTCGAGGCCATTGCGGCCCATCTCGACGGCAAGGTCGAGGTGGAGCTGCCCGCGGCCGCTACGCCAGCCCCGGCGGCCGCGAAGTCACCTGCGGCGCCCACGGCCCCGCTCACCGCCGCGCCTGCCGCCGCTCCTGCAGCGCCGGCAAAGACTGCTCTCCGTGGCGCGATCTCGATCGGCCGCGACGAGATCAGCCGCAATGGCCGGCGGATCCGCGTCGCGCCCCGCGCGGCGCTGCTGCTGGCTGCGCTTGTTAAGGCCAAGCCGAACAGCGTCGGCGACGAATGGCTTATTGGCAAGCTCTGGACCGCGCGGCCGCCGAACGCCGTTGACCTGATTGACCAGATGATCCGTGGACTGGAGGGGCTCAAGGACCTCGGTCTCGAGATCCGCACCCATCGCGGCGTCGGCCGCCAGCTGGTGGAGCGGGAATGACCTTGCTCGCCGCATACGATCGCATTTATCGCGACCTGACCAAAGTCAACAATGCCAGGGACGTCCTGGACCAACGCGATTATCTCGATCACGTCAAGCTTCACGCTCGAAAAGTGCAGGATAAGGCGCTGCTCGAAGAAGCCATCATCGCGCAGATGCGGGCCGATCGGCGTCTTGGCGAAATAATCGTGGAGCTAAAGAAGTCCGGCAAAATCGTGGAAGGCCGCCGGCGCACGGATGACGCCGCCGACCGCGTGACGCTGGAGGATATCGGCGTTAAGAAGCGGGTACTCTCGTCCAGGGCACAGAAGGCCGCGGCCCTCTCGCCCGAGGCGTTCAAGGAGATCGAAGAGACCACGCGAGAGAAGGTTCGTAGCGGCGGCGCCATCCTGGTGGATCCCGTCAGCGCTGCGACCAAGGAAGCCGAGATCGCCGGCCGGCGCGCAGCGCATGCGGCGCGGACGGAGAAGGGCGGCTGCGTCGCTGATCTCGGCGCCCTGGCGCTGACCGGCAAGCGGTTCGGCTCGATCGGCTCGGATCCGCAGTGGAAGTTTCTGACGCGCTCTGCCGCCGGCGAGGGTCGCTCGGCGAACATCCACTACAAGACGGAGGAGGTCGACAAGATCAAAGACCTTCCGGTTGGCCAGCTCCTGGCCGATGACGGTGCCTTCTACATGTGGATGGTGGACTGGTGCCCGCAGGATGCGCTCGATCTGCTCGCGCACTGGGGCCTGAAGCACGTCACCACGGCATTCACTTGGGTGAAGCAAAACGCGTCCGGTGAGGGCTGGCACATGGGGCAGGGCTACTGGACCCGGGCCAACCCGGAGCAGTGCTGGCTCGCCACCAAGGGCAATCCCAAGCGCCTCTATGCCGACGTGCGCCAGCTGATCGTCGCCCCGGTGATGGAGCACTCACGCAAGCCCGATGAATGGCTCGATCGCATCGAGCGCCTCACCGAGGGGGATTACCTCGAGCTTCAGGCAAGGCGGCCCAGAAAGGGATGGGTTTCCTGGGGCGACGAACTCGAATGGACAGGGGTGGCAGCATGACGTCTCGCTCTAAGGAGCAGATCCGCGACTACATGCGCGATTACATGCGCGATCGCCGCACCAAGCAGCGCATCGCGGTTCGCAAGCGCAACACTCCGGCCGATCGCGCCTACAAGCGCGCTGAATACAAATCGGAGGCGCCGGGCATCCATACCAAGGGCGACTTCGTCCGCCGCGATCTCGCACTCTATGATCCGCGCCGCGACGATCCGTTGCATCACGCCGACCTGACGGCTCTGGTGATGGGTGACCCGCCGATCGGCCGGCGCGCGATCGACCAGCACAAGGCGAAGCCGGGAGCGGCCGCATGAGCTGGCCAAACCACACCGCCTGGACGGCTGCGGAGCTCGACAAGCTGCGCGCGCTGGTCGAGCGTTACGGTGCCAACTGGTCCCGCATCGCGGCGGAGATGCCGAGGCGCTCGGCCGTCGCCTGCAAGCAAGCCTACAACACCCATGAGCGCCGCAAGCGTCTCGCCGACGCGCCGCCGTCGGTCGCCGCGTCACCGAAGCGGCTGAAGAGCTGGCGTGACAAACGCGCCAAGGAGCAGGCGGCCGAGATGGAGCGGGCGATCGCCGCCGCGCAGGAGCGATCGGTCACCTCGGAGTTCTTCGGCGATCCCCTGCCGGGCCGCAGTGCGCTCGATCGCAAGCGCGCCGGCATCGCCGATCCCGATGTTGTCGATCGGCGTACGATGCACGTCCCGAAGAAGCCGACGCTCTACACGGGAGAGGCGCGCTGATGACGATCACTTCCGAAGATGCCGAGCGCGCGTGGAAGGAATGGGGCTGCAACTGCGGTCCAGCAGCGCTCGCCGCCATCATGGGCATGACCCTTGACGAGGTGCGCCCTCACATGGGCGACTTCGAGCGCAAACGCTACACCAATCCGACGCTGATGTGGGAGTCCCTCGATCGCGTCGGCGCGCGCTGGAAGAACCATGGGCGCCGTTGCGATTGGCCTGTTCACGGTCTCTGCCGCGTCCAATGGGAAGGCCCTTGGATGGCGCCCGGTGTTCCGCCTCGCGCAGCATACCGCTACACCCACTGGATCGCGGTTAAGCATCCGGTCGGTTCATCAGACGTCGGCATCTTCGACGTCAATTGCACGAACAACGGCACGGGATGGGTCTCCGAGAGCGACTGGCGCAACCAGGTCGTTCCCTGGATTTTGCGAGAGGCCGTTCCGCGCGCCAACGGATGCTGGCACGTCACCCATCATGTTGAGGTGGAGGCGCGCTCATGACCCGACGTCACCGTCTCGCCGCCCGCCGGCGCCACGAGACCATCGCGATTGAGCACGAAGGGCAGAATTACAAAGTCGGGCTCGGCCGGGAGATGGTCTGCGATGGTAGCTGCGGGGGGTCGGTGCGATTTGGCCCGGTCGCTGAAGTCTTCATCAGCGCTCAGAAGGTCAATACGCAGGCAGATGTGCTCGCAAAGGATGGCGCCATCCTGATGTCGCTGGCCCTGCAGTTCGGCTGCCCGCCCGACGTCATCGCCCACGCCATGAAGCGCAACCCGGACGGCTCGCCGGCATCGCCGCTGGGTCGCGCCGCGGCTTACCTTGTCGAGGGCGATCGATGAGGCATGAGCGATCACGACCAAAGCGACAAGCCGGTCCGCGAGAAGGCGCGAACGCTCGGCGATCTGATCGCAATCACGATGCATCCGGCCTTCCGCCTGGGCTTTCTCGACGCGCGCGCCGGCAGGCCGCTGGATCACGACACCATCATGGCTCGGATCTTCAGCGAGACGCCGGCCGGCGCCCTGAAGCGGCTCGGCTGGTCGACACCGGATCTGTTCGATCTGCCCGACATGTTCGGCGTCGAGAGCGCGCAGGCCAAGCGCGCGGCGCTGAAGGTCGAGGTCGCACAGTATCGCTACGAAGAGGGCCGGAGGCTCTATCTCGAATTCGGCGTGCGCTGCAAGGCGTGGGGCCATCCGGACTTTCCGCCGGCGCAGGTGCGCGAATTCTGCCGGAAGCGTTTCGAGGAGCTGAGGAGTGGTCATGACTAGCACCGTGTGGAAAGCGACGCTTCAGCTAAGGGACGTCCAGGACATCACGGTGCCAGAGGGTGCCGAGATGCTGACGGCACGAGAGCAGCACGGGCAGGTTTGCGTCTGGTTCAAGTGCGATCCCCTCGCGCTCAAGGTTAAGCGGCGAATCGCCTTGGTGGGCACCGGTCATCCGGCGCCAGATGACGCGAGATATCTCGGCTCGGCCCATCTCGATGGAGGGCACCTGATCCTTCACGTTTTCGAGCGAGGGGCGTCGTGACCCCCATCGAGCGCCAGATCCTGCTCAACCAGATCGCCATCCTGGAGGCCTTGATCCCCCTCGGATCCAATGGCCCTCACGGGACGCAGGAAATCTTGCGCAAGCGCTACCGGGAGACAGCTGAACTCGTCCGCCAAGAAGGAAGCCGCTGATGAAGAAAACGTGCGCAACCGAAGAGCTGAGGATCGTCAAGGAAGAGCTGGGCGAGACGCGCGCTGCAATCGTTCAATTCCAGTACCTGCTCGCGAGAGCGTTGCTGCGTCTTGATCGTGCGCAACTCACGCTTCGGGTCTCCGCTGAGGTTCATCGGCTTCGCGACGATGGGTTTAGCGCGCGGCTAGCGGACGCTGTCGCCAACGAGATGAGCTGCGATCTCGAGGAGTTTCGGAAGCTCTCAGAGCTGAGCGTCTCCGATGCGATCACTGATCTCACGATTCCCTTCTAACAAGCACAGGACTCACCCGCCATGGATATCAAGGTCCCGTTGAAGATGCTCAAGTTCGGCCACGAAGACGGCGAGGGGATCAATGCCCGCGTCGCCGGCCGGGAAGACGGCATTGCCGCACTCGCCGCCAATATCTTCGCCAACGGCCAGATCGAGAACCTCATCGTCAAGGATGCCGGCGATGGCTACTACGCGGTTGCGAACGGCAATCGGCGCTTGGCTGCCTTTCACATGATTCACGGCAAGGATTCCGACGAGCTGATCGGTTGCACGCTCCACCAGGTCAATGCCGACAAGGCATTCGAATATTCCCTCGCGACCGCTATCACTGCCGAGCAACTGCACCCGGTCGACCAGTATGAGGCCTTTGCGAAGCTCAAAGAGCGCGGCCAGACCGAAGAGGAGATCGCTCAGCACTACGGCATGACGGCGAAGCACATTCGCCAGCGGTTGGCGCTGGGATGCCTATCTCCGCTTGTCCGGCAGGCCTGGCGATCGGGGGAGTTTGACGAAGAGGCGGCCCAGGCCTTTACGCTCGCGTCTGACCACGCCCAGCAAGAGAAAGTGCTGGCAAAGCTGCGCCAGGATGTCGCCGAGCAGGACTGGGGCGACGGCAAGATCGACGCGGACGAGGTTGAGGACGAGCTCAAGGTCGATCCCAACAATATCGGCTATCTTTTGCGTTTCGTCGGGATCGATGCCTATGAGGCCAAAAAGGGCAAGATCATCACCCGCGACCTGTTCGGCCATCGCCACAAGGTGTCGGACGAAAAGTTGCTGAAGAAGCTCGCCGACGACAAGCTCGAAGATGCTTGCAAGCAGCTGAAGAGTGCCGGCTGGTCATTCGCCACGGTCGGGCGCCCGAACAATTATTGGGATTACGGCTCGACGAAAATCGAGCCTACCGCGACGGCCGAAGAAGACGTTCGGATCGATCAGCTGGAAAAAATCATCGGTGACGACAACAGCCTGATGATGTCCGAGATGAATGCTGATCAGCTCCAGGCCCGGGCCGAGATGCAGGAGATCCAGCAGGCCATCCTGGACCGCGCCTTTACGCCTGAGATGCGTGCCAAAAGTGGGTGTTGGGTCGATATCGATCCCTACGGCGAGTTGAAGGTCGAATACGGCAAGATCAAACCGAAGGAAAAGGCCGCGGCCGCGGCTGTCGAGCGCACCGAGCGAAAAAAGGCGGCCGCGAACCAGGCTGCGGCCGAAGGTAAGCCCGCCCCGGAATCAAAGGTCGTCTCGAACGCCCTTCGTCAGCGCCTCGAGGCGCAGCTGATCACGGCGACGCGCGATGCGATCGCTGGGGATCCGCTGCTTGCAGAGTCGCCGTTGGCCGAGGTGATGGCCAAGACGATCTGCAGCATGATCACGCCAGATCGCGTTTTCTCGATGCCAGATGGTGTGCGCACAAAGTTGCCGACGATCCGGCAAGCCCTCGATGTGAACGTCTTCAACGCCGCAATGGCAAAGCGGTTCGATGCAAAGGATTATTTCTCGAACGCACCGAAGCCGCTGGTGTTGAAGGCGATCAGCGAGGCGATCAATCCCGATGAAGCTCGCAAGATCTCCTCGAAGACCAAAGCCGATATCTGGAAGTGGGCGCTGGAGAACCTTGCGAAGACTGGTTGGCTGCCGAAAGAGCTGCGCACGCTCCATTATAAAGGGCCGGGATCGGAGGGCTATAAGAAGCCGGCCGACGCTCAAGGCGCGAAATCGGAAGTCCCGTCAGCAATGCAGGACGCTCTCACGAAGGCAGAGAAGGCGCTGAAGCCACTGAAGCGAGCGGCTGCAGCTCGCAAGGCCGCAAAAGCGTCCGTGAAAAAGGTCGCCAAGAAGAAGGTCTCCCCCAAGAAGCGCAAGGCCGTCTGATGCACATCGGGGCGGGATGGTCATGATGGAAGCGCATCACGGCGTGGTGACCTTCGAGGCTCTGGCGCTCGGCCGCGAAGCCGTGCTGCTCGGCAAGGTGAGGGTCGGTGAGATCATTCCACTCGATGCCGGCCGGTACCAGGCCTGCTTCCGCCTGACCTTGCCCGATGCGAGCGCAAGCATCGCCTGGTGGCCCGTCGCCGATATCGCAGACGCGCGGCGGCTGGCCGCGATCAAGATCAGCGATTGGCTCAATGCGGCTGGCCTGGTGCCGACGGGAGGGGTGTCATGATGACGGAAGGGATCTACATGACTGAACCGAGGATGGATGGAACGCTTGAACAGCGCCTGTTGTGGCGTGTTGAGGCCTTGCGAGAAGCCCTGTCCGATATCGGAACGATGAAGGATGGTGTTTCGCATCAGATCGCTCGAAATGCGCTGGCGGTCGATGATGGGAACGCGAAGCTGTGCTTCAGCGCTCCTACGCAAGCAGCGCAAGTGACTGCGCAACTTTTAACCGCCGGGCAAGCGCTTTACGACGCGATTGGCGATGTGAGGGCAGACCAGCGACCACTTCAAAATGACCGCGTGCTTAAGGCCGGCGTCGCTTGGTGCAAGGCTTCTGAAGCCGCCACCGCCGCTCCACCGCAGACATCCATTCGCGCACCGGCAGGGAGAGAGTGATGAGCGAACGATCACATATGGAGCTGCTGCGCGAGCTTATCGAGCAACAGTACGAGTCACACCCGACCGGCTGCGGCACCAGCTTCAGCGAAATACTTTGCTGGGAAATTCACACAAACGGCATGACTTTCATATGGCTTGCGGAGAAGTGGGGCGTGAGCCTCCCTGTGCTCGGCGAACTGATCTGGGATCACTGCAAGCGGCTCGAACCTCTCCCGGCGGTGAACCACTCCTATAAAGCGCGAGCGACCACCCAGCCGCTGGCCGCTCCGGTGAAGAGGGAGAAGGAAGCGGGAGTGTTTGACGCGTGGTTCGGCGGACGATTTCCTGACCCAGACGGCCGCACTTCGCATCTGCCGAGCGGCTTCAAGGATGATTTGCGCAGCGCATGGAATGCCGCACTGGCGCTCTCGCGGGGAGACAACCTTGATCTGGCTGACATAGTTTGCGCGGATGCCGTCGCAGAGATCGAACAGCTCCGCGCACAGGTCGAGGATGCGTCGTTGCATCAGAAGGGCCATACGCTTGCGCTTTTGAAGATCGCCGGGGCCTCGAGCCAGCTTCAATTGGCCGAGGAAAGCACATCTGACGAGGTGACGCGCCGCCATTTGCACGAGATTATTTCGTGGCTTTCTACGGAGGAAACAGACCCTCGCGTCCGGGCAGGATGCTCGGCGGCAGACGTCATCGAGCGAGTAGCACGCGAGAACGTCTCAGATCCGGCAACTGACGACCTGACCGTTCCTCTTGCGGTGAAGCTGGCCGAGGTCGAGGCGGAACGAGATAAATGGCACCGCGTCGCCATGGAGGCCGGCGCCGTCACGTGCCAGGGCGGCGGCCACATCTATCCGCTCCGCGATCGGGTCAAACAGTTGGAAGCGCTGGTCGAAGAGGCGAAGGTAGGGCTCCAAATCTTCTTGGGCGTGCTGCGCGGAGGTAGCTCTCACGTGCTCGACTGCTACGAGCTGCACGTCAACAAGGAGCAGTATTCCAAGGCTATCGGCATCTACAATTCCCTCGGCCAGAAGCCCCCATCGACTGTGGGCGGAGGAGATCAGCCTCCCACCAACCTGGCTGCTTTCACGTCGATGTCAGGGTATTCCTATTATCGATCGTACATCAGCATCAATCGCATCGCCCGTGACCCGGATGCAGACATCGAGATCACCGTGCGAGGCGCGGAGAAATCGGGCGCTGAGGGGCCGAATGCGGTAATCCGGCTTACTAGTTCGCAAGCCGCCCGACTGTTTCAAGAAGCGCTAACCTCTCTCGCGAGCTGCCGGAGCAAAGCGGCTGAGGCGGAGTCGGCCCAGGCGTTCACGTTGACCCCCCTGATGCTCAAGCTTCTAAAGCGAGCTTGGAAGACCACCGGGGTCATCATTCTGAGCGATGACATGGCTTTCCGCCACGCGGAGATGAAGGCGATGCGCGAGCTCGCAGCTCAAGGGCTGGTTCGCTGCGGGGACGATGCGAAAGAGATCCCGGGGCCGCCCAGACCACGAAGCTGGTTCATCACCGACGCTGGCAAGGCTGCGATTCCTTCAACAGTGGGGGCGGCCTCCTGATGGTCGCCTACTCCTACAAAGGCCGCTTCGTCGCCCCGATCCGGGTCGGCCTCGGCCTGCCGATCCTCGATCTGCACTATGAACTCGGCGGCTACGCGCCTGGATCGTTGATCCGTCCGAAGCGGCAGACCATTCGCGCCAACGGCCGCCGCCGGCACGCGCGGGCCGGTGAAACGCTGCAGCTCTATTACGCGCAGCGATCGCCAACGAAATGCTTCAAGATCGGCGAGGGCCGATGCAAGGCGGTCGACGATATCCGCATCTATGTCCACGCTGAGTGGATCGAGACCGGCGGATACATCCGAAAGAGCGCGCGCGAGCTCGATGCCTTCGCGGTCAAGGACGGCTTCGACGATTGGTCCGGCATGCGCGCTTTCTGGCTCGAGGAGCATGACGGCAAGCACCTGGGGCCGTTCGTTGGCGTGCTGATTCAATGGGAGCCGCTCCGATGATCAGCGGACCCGGATATTTATGCTGGATCGAGCGTCTACCCGACGGCTGGTACGTCTGCGAGACCGGCGCGGGCTACACCGAATGCCATGGTCCTTTCCGCTGGCGATGGGTCGCTCAACTCCTCAAGTGGTTGATCGAAGAATGAAACCGCCGGCCAAATCCACGCTCTTCCGCATGCAGCAGACCGCCCAGCTCGCGGCCGAGAGCATCGAGATCGCCCAGGACGCACGCGTCCGCGCCGGCGAGCTCAAGCAGCCCATGCCCGACCAGGTCAAGAAGCGCGACGACTTCGTCGGAATCGTTCGCCTGATCGACGCCATCCTCTCCGACAAGGTCGTGATAGATCGGCTGAAGGAACGGCTGAGCGCGCAGACCATCCTTGCAAGCGATACCGACGTCGACGTGGTGGAGGCCAATTGATGGCGCGTATCACCGAAGACGAGCTCGACGACATCCGGGCGCGCAACCCGATCGCGGACATTGCGATGGGCTATACCAAGCTCCGCCGCGTCGGCGGGCGGCTCGTTGGCCCGTGCCCGATCTGCGGCGGGCGCACGAGCTCGCAGCGCTTCGAGGTGATCGAGAAAGACCAGTCTTGGGTCTGTGCCGTCTGCCCCGACGGAGGCGACGTCATCCGCCTGGTCGAGAAGGTCGAGGGCTGCGACTTCCGCGCCGCGATCGAGAAGCTCGGCGGCCGCACCGCGATCGACGCGAAGCGCGCCAAGGAGCTGTTCGAGGAGCGCGAGCGCAAGCGCTTGGCGCGGGAGAAGACCTCGGCCGACTATCGCGAGGCCGAGCGCAAGCGGCTGCACCGCACATGGAAGCAGACACAGCCGATCCACGGCACGATCGCGGCCCGTTATCTCGAGGGCCGCGGCCTGCAGCTGCCGGAGCGCTGCCCGGGCCTGCGGTTCGCGCCGGCGATGCCGTACTGGCACGGCGAGACGATAGACGACCATGGCCGCAAGGCGGGCCCGCGCAAGATCCACGAAGGGCCGGCGATGGTGGGCGCGTTCATCCGGCCGGATGGCAAGTTTGGTGGTCTGCATCTGACCTGGCTGAACGTCATTACGTCAGCTGATGACGTAACGCCGGCGGCGCCGGTGAAGGCCGAGATCCTCGACCCCGATTCCGGCGAGGTCCTCAACTCCAAGAAGATGCGCGGATCCAAGACCGGCGCCTACATCGCCATCGTCATGCACGAGGCGCCGCGGCGCCTGGTGATCGGCGAGGGCATCGAGACCGTGCTCTCGGTCTGGACCGCGATGCACCAGGCCGGCCGGCCGCTCGAGGACATGGCCTTCTGGGCCGCCGGCGATCTGGGCAACCTGGCCGGCCGGGCGAACAAGACGGTCAACCACCCGACCTTGAAGAGGCCGAACGGCCAGCCCCAGAAGGTCCCCGATCGCTTCCCCGACATGGAAGATCCCGGCCTGTCGATTCCGGAGTCCGTCGAGGAGCTGATCCTCCTCGGCGACGGCGACAGCGAACGCGTGCTGACCGAGAACGCCATGGAGCGCGCAGCACGTCGCTACGCGCGGGAGGGGCGCGTGATCCGGATCGCGTTTGCGCCGGCCGGACTGGACTTCAACGATTTGCTTAAGGCCGCAGCTGCATGACCCTCGAGGCCGTTCTGGACCTGGTCGACAACGCCCCCGCGTTCGTCGACGTCGACCCCGCAACCCTCGCGCAGGCCGAGCGCAAGTTCGGACTCGAGCAGCTGAACGCGGGCCTGGCGCGGATCCGCGCTGCGGAGGGCGACGATCGGCTGCCGGCGCTGTCGGCGATCGCCGAGCAGCTCGGCCAGCTCGCGGCCGCCGGCGCGATCGACGAGCGGCTCGCTAAGGCTTCCCTCGAGGACGTTGCTGCCGGCATCGGCCTGATCGGCGATCTTGGCGCCAAGCCCGTCAAGAGCGTGATCGCCGCAGGCCTGAAGCTGGGCAAAAAGTCTCCGGCAGATCTGACTGAGGTGCGACGCGCCGCTTCAGCGGCGCTTGGAGCACCTCACATCAATGGGCGCCCGCGAGAGGCGGGCGACCGCATGTCCTTCCCTGCGGACACTCAACCGCCGCCCTCTGCGGCCGCGTCGCTCCCGTCACCGGCGCCCGCCCCCGCGCCCCCCGCAGAGGGCGACGAGAACGAACCCTCCCAGATGGGAGATTGGCCGGAGGCCGCTGCGTCTGACGGGGGAGCGGGGACGCGCGAGCCCGATGCGGATCCTGATGCGTTGCACCGGCGGCTGGCGTTCTATCCCCTGACTGATCTCGGCAACGCCGAACGATTTCGCGATCGGCAGCGCGGCAAACTGCTCTTCAACACCGCGCTTGCCACGACCTCTCCGGGACGGCAGCGCGGCTGGCTCGCATGGGACACGCGGCGTTGGTCGAGCGAGAGCGGCGCCGAACGCGTCATGATCGCCGAACACGAAACCGTCCGGGCCATCCAATTGGAAGCCGATTGCGTTGCGGAAAGCGGTCGCAGGGACGTCGCTGAGCCTGAGCAAGGCGCCTGCGACTTTGTGGTCGAAGTCAAGCGCGACGATACCGTCGTGCTCTACTCCGAGAAGATCGCCAAATGGGGCCGAACGTCAGAATCCGCGCAAAAGCTCGGCGCGTTGTCGAAGCGCGGTGCGCCCTATCTGTCTGTCGGCATCGGCCAGCTCGATGCCGACCGGATGAAGATCAACGTCAACAACGGCACGCTGATCGTCCGCAAGCGCGATGATGGCGACTACATCCAATTCGCGCCTCATAATCCAGCCGACATGATCACGAAGGTGTCGCCGGTCGACTATGATCCGACAGCCACGGCGCCGGAATTCGACAAGTTCCTTGCGCGGGTGCAGCCAAAGCCAGAGATGCGGCTCTTCCTGCAACAATGGTTCGGGTTGTCGCTCACCGGGGACACGTCGGCGCACAAGCTCGCGTTCCTGTATGGCAAGGGCCGCAACGGCAAATCCGTGCTGGTCAATGCCGTCTCCCACGTGGCCGGCGATTACGCGCAGAGCGTCCCGATCGAGAGCTTTCTTGACGCGGGAAAGCCTCGCAATGGCGGCCAGGCGACACCCGACCTTGCTAAGTTGCCGGGTGTTCGCTTGCTGCGGACGTCGGAGCCCGAGAAGAATGCCAGACTTGCTGAGGCGCTGATCAAGCTGGTCACCGGCGGCGAACCAATGGACGCGCGGCACCTGCAGGGTGACATGTTCACCTTCGTGCCCGAGTTCAAACTCACCATCCAGGGCAACTACAAGCCCGTCCTGTCCGGAACTGACGAGGGCATCAAGAGCCGATTGCTGCTCGTCCCATTCAACGTCACCATTCCGAAAGAAGAGCGTGACACCAAGCTCGCCGATAAGCTCAAGGCCGAGGCGAGCGGCATCCTGAATTGGATGCTCGATGGCCTACGGTCATGGCTCGATAACGGCCTCACCGAGCCGGAAGAGGTGACGACCGCGACAGCCAAGTACTTCGCCACGTCGGATGTTCTTGGACGTTTCCTTGAGAATTGCACTGTCAGAGAGCCGGGCCATCGCGTGCAATCGTCTGTGCTGCACCAGCTCTATGAAGCGTGGTGCAAATCATCCGGCGAGACGCCGTGGAAGAACAAAGGTTTCTCCATGGCGATGGAGGAGCGCGGCTATGAGCGTAAGCAAAGCGACGTGATGTGGTGGCTCGATATCAAGATGACGAAGTCCGTGAACGACTTCGTCGACGCACAGGGCAACCCAATTCGCGTGTCAGGTGGTGATGATGACAACGAAAACGCTGGCGATGTCGAGATCTGATCCTCCCACCCTCCCGAAACGGGAAGATTTGATTCGGCTCTAACATGTTGGATTGGTTGAAGATGGGAGGATGCGGGTAAATCGGGAGCATTTCCACGCATACACGCGTGTAGGCGGGCGCGCGCGAGGCGAGCAACAACACGGTTATGGAAGTCCCTATGTATGCGTAGTCATCCTCCCAATCCTCCCATCCTCCCGAAATGAAGGTAAAAACCTCTTAGGACCAAAGACTTGAATAACACTGGGAGGATTGATTCAGTGAATCCGATCCTCCCGGGATCGTCCCACCGGCTTGATGCGTGAAAAGGAAACGGAAAATGGCGACCAAGTACGGTCCATACAAATTCCCCGGCGTTGTCGACTGCGGGCAGCTGATCGATATGATCAGCCGAGATATGGCGGTGGCGAAGGCGGCATCGCGAGAACATGTCGTCCGGTTTCTCGATCTCGTTAAGCAGGGCCATGCCGATTGGCTGAGCTCGCACAACCTTCGCGGCAGGGCGCTTCGCCGCGCTGGGTCGCCGTTCAGTGAGGCGTATGATCATCTTGAAAAGTGGCTGGCGGAGAATGCTCCGCCAAAGAAGCCTAGGAGCCCGAGCGGCTTCGTCTACTTCATCGGCCAAGTCGAAAATCCGGATGTCGTCAAGATCGGCTTCGCGACCGATGTTGCAGAGCGGCTTGCAACGCTGCAGACGGGGTCGCCCTTCACGCTGACGCTTGTGGCTTCATTTCCGGGAACGATGAAGGCCGAAAAACTCCTACATCGGCAGTTCGCTTCGGATTGCATACGCGGCGAGTGGTTCAAGTTTTCGTCGGCGATCCATGCACTCCTGAAGGAAAAGCAAGATAAAACAGGAACCTAGAGACGAAGCGGGCGATCTGGGCAATCGCTCGATAAAAACTGTACCCGATCGGTACAGTTTCTGACGGCCAGCAAATCGAGAGGGAAAATCGAGATGTTGGAGCAAATGGATGAAGCTGATCGCGGAGGCGCTGGAGAATCTGTCGCCCGAAGTCCGTGCTGAACTCGCAAAGCCGTACGAGCCACGCGATCCCCGTCATGCGGAGATCGTGGCTGGAGAGGACCCGAAGTGGTACGTTGTGGAGGTCTTTGCCTCTGCGCAGGCGGAAGTGGCGGAGGTACTCGCTGGGCATCGCTTCGGCGTGTACGTGCCGGAAGTCGAGGAGACCATCGTCAGGCGCGGTCGCACGTTTGATCGGCGCGTGCCGATGTTCTCCGGCTATGTGTTCGTGTTCATGTGGTACAGCGATCAGCATTGGCAGTGCATCAGCGGCATTCCTGGCGTTGTCGAGATCGTCGGCGCCTTGACCGACGCCGAGATCGACGTGGTGCGCTTCGAAGAAAACAAGAAGCGCCCCGTGATCATCGACGTTGAGCCGGAGCCCGAACCTGAACCCGTCGTGCAAACGAAATCGAAGAAAAAGCGGCGATGGAAAAACCGTAAAAGCGCTAAGGCCAAAGCAAAGGCAGCGGCGAAGCCGAAGGTAATCACTGAGGCCTATCTGCGATCGCAGATCATCACTACCCGTGCATGGTCAGCCTTCGACGACGTACTACAGCTTGACAGCGAGGGAAGGAATCAGACCTTGATGCGCGCCTTGGGACTTTCCTAGTACCGACCGCATCACACGGAACGCCGGAACGGATGCCCATCGAAGCAGAGTTGATGCTTCACAAATCCGGTAATGTGTCCAAAGCAATACCAGAGCGCGCTGTCCGACTGGCGCGTCAGAGCAGAAACGATCGCTGGAGCGGACAGCTGGCAATCTACCTGAAGCCCCGAGGCGGAAACGCCCGGGGCTTTCGTGTTTGCATAGGTTGTGCGGCATCCGTCATCCGATTGGTGCCGCTGCCCTCCTTGGGCGTTTCCTCCCTAG